CTACTACATTGATGATACCGCACCATTTGTAGTGTACACAGCCCCAGTTCCAGCAAATAGAATTGTAATTAAAATGCAAACTGGTGTTGGAGATGTTAATCATGGACCATACAAGAAGTCCAATAACACATCATTCAATGACCCATTCTACGAAGACCCAGCCAATACTGGAGACTTGGTTAATCAAAAGACTCCTACAAACTGGAAAATTCAATACTTAAATACTTCTGGGACTTGGACAACTGCACAAACCTTTACCCCAGCATCAGTGCGAACTAGCGGCAAAAGAGTAATTGGTTCTGACGGATATGTTGAACTAGCATATGGAATTACAAACGCTCCAGTAACATTTAGACTATTAGGTGAGTATGCATCACAGTATGCCATACCAGTTACAGGTGCATTAGGAGATGCGTACCTTGTACCAGATGCAACTGGAGTTGCCGCTGGAACTGTGTATGTTTGGAATGGAACTAACTGGACAACAAACTCTTTTGTACCAACTTATGGCTGGTATCTAAATGAAGAAGGTCTAACTACTAAAACTTCTAATGTAACTAAATTAACTTCCCCAGAATTTTATGGCACAGCAACAACGCTATACACGCCAACCTACAGAGAGTTTCAATTTATTAAAGGTATTCGTATAGTTGTAGACACTATCGCCCAACCACGCTCAACCTTCGACTTAATTGAGATGTCTCCAAGATTAGTCGCTGACTTATCCGATAAAACAACGCAATACTCAATTGAAAAGATTGCTTCAGATATTGGTAACACTGGTATTCCAGTAGGTCAACTGCTTGCTTCTACAGGCTCAATTACACTATTTGACTATGACCAATCGCTTAATGAATACAATGACCTTACCGTATCAAGTGGAACTATCACTGGTAGTTTAATTTCAAATATTTCTTCTAAGAACTTGCAATTTAAATTCTACGAACAAATCATTGACGATAGGTCCTATCCAACACTCTCAGACTATTTTGTTCCAATCAAAACAATGTATGTAGATGGCTTTCCAGAAGTTAGTACAACAGACAGAATGGCTACACTTAAACTGAGAGACCTATTGTTTTACTTTGAATCAATAACTGCACCATCGCTATTGCTTAAAAATGTTTCTGTTAGTTATGCTGTAGCAACTATGCTAGACAATATTGGTTTCTCTAATTACAAGTTTTACAGAAATGCTGGGGAATCTGAAGACAAGATTCCATACTTCTTTGTAGCACCAGATACCACGGTAGCAGAAGTACTAAATGACATAGCCCAGTCAACTCAAACTTCAATGTTTTTTGACGAAGACAATAATTTAATCCTTATGTCAAGAAACTATGTTATGCCTACAGTAGCAGAAAGAGCAACAAGTCTTACACTATATGGAACAAAAGACTTTACTCAAAATGGAATTCTTAAAAATGATAATGTAAATGCAATTTTGTCAAACATTATCAGCCTTGATGCAGAAGAAGACCAAGTTTACAATGGTGGCAAGATTACATATACTAATAGATATATTCAAAAGTCTTACTCTACCTTACAAGAAGCAGGTATGCTTAACAAGGGTCAGGCTTACAAATATAAACCAGTTCTTTTGTGGGAAGTTTCTGGAACCGAATCTTTAAGACCTACCAACGATGAGGTTGGCAATCAGTCAGCGTATTCTCTAAGTGCTCTAGCACTAAACTCAGAACTAACTGGTGCTTTGCCAACAGTAGTAAGCGGAGTAATAACAAGAAACGTTATGGATTTTGGTCAATCAATTTATTGGCTTACTCGCTATAAGGGATATCTCTATGCTAACGGAGAAATTATTAAATATGATGCAGTAGAACATTCAGTATCTGGCATTGGAGATGTTTGGATTGAAGACATAAAAGATTATCAAAAATATTTTGCAAACTTGCCTTTTAATGGGAAGATTTTTCCAACAGGAAGAGTTAGAATTTATGCAGAGCCAAAATATAATTCTACAACAGGGGCAGTAGTTGATGGTATAGTTGCAAAACATGGTCGTGGTCAGTTTGGAACCACTCGTGTTTATCATGGAGTTCTTGATGAAAATAACGAATGGTTGGATACAGCCAAACACAAAACATTTAAACAACAATCTAAATGGCTATTTCAAGGAAATCATCAGTATGAAGAAACTTTATACGAGATTACTCTTAATGCTAATGCTACAAGCGGCACAGACACTATAACCGGAAATACAGAAGGGTTAAAAGAAGGACTAATATTTTATCCATATTCCCCATACACAAAAACAATTACCGCTACGCCAACTTTTGCATCTGGTAATATGACCTTTACTTCTTCAGCACATGGTTTGCTGCCAGGTCAGGTGGTTAGAATTGAACTAGTAGTTCCAACAACGTATCGTGGAATTTATACGGTTCTTAGCAAAACTACAAACACCTTTACAGTAAAAAATAAAAATAGTGCTTCTGGAACAATAACCGTTAACGGAACAGTAGCCCCACTGTATTACGACCGTGCACTAAATAGTGCTATTGTTGAAGGAACTAAGATTAAATCACTTACCAGCACAACAATAACCTTAACAAAAAACTTAAATGCTAACATGACCTCGGGCGGAATTGTTTATGCAACAACCAACATTGTAGAGCCACTAGGAATGATTGAGTATGATTCAAGCCTAGACTCTATTGGATTTATGACAGAAAAACCAACTGTAACTGGAACATCAAAAGACTTCTTTGACACATCATCATACACAGAGTCAGACACAACAACCACAGCAGATAAAACTAAGGCTAACGCTGCAATTAAAAGTTCTGCTTTGTCTATTCAAGGACCTTCAGAGTTTGCCTCAGTCACACAATCATCTAATGCTGTTTCCTATGTATATAAAGATTATGGAACAGAACTTCCAAGTGCTTATTCTTTTGGAACACGAATGAGAATTGTTGGAAAACCACTGCCAACTACCGCAGCAGTAAATGAAGCCAAGCAAATTCCTGTTGGTGGAGAAGTATTGTTCTCCAACAATGGCTATGAAATTGCTGGTACAGGTGGAGGAATTGCCTTTAATCTAGATGTAGATACTAATAAAAACATAGGATACTTTTTTGAGATTGATGCATTAACAAGCGATGCTATTGTTAATAGTACAGACAAAGATACAACAATTGAAGGAATTCCAAATGTTTATTTTTACAAAAATTTAAAAGGAGCAAACACTAAGCAGGGTGTGCCAGTTGTTCTTTGGAGTGGCAATGCACCAATTCTTGTAGATGATGGTCAATTTATAGGTATGTCTAAATCAATGAGTACAAAGACACCAACAGTGTACGACCTATTGGTTGAAACAGAAGAACTTGCACCCAAATATGATGGGTATTATAGCAGAAAATTTTACTTATACATTAACGGTAAATTGATAGCAACTGTTCAAGACGACGATGCTATTCCAGTTAATACTACTAATAAAAACATGGCACTATTTGTTCGTGGTAGTGGCTTATGTTTGTTTGAGCATGTGTTTGCAATTGGAGATAGGTCTCCTAACCCAAATTCTCCAGTATCAAAAAAGAGTGTGTTTAATGAAGACAAACTAGATAATGAAAACTATCGCAAGTATCTAGTTAATCCTGCAGTATTAGATACATACCTTAAAGGAGTTGGTAGTTCACAAACACCGTCATACAGCCTATACTTTGAAGAGTTTGGAACTATTATGCGTGAGTGTGCATACTTTAATATTAGATATGACAAAGCATTCCCTGCATTGTACTCAAAAATTTCTCCAACATTTAATGACTCTCAGGGATATGTTGTCTCTAACTTTAGGTCAAACCCATATGGTGCAGAATTTTTAATCTTTAATGCTACAGACTTTGCGTTAAACCTAGACGAATCAACAGGAAACTATTTAAGAATTCAGGGCGTAACATTTACTCAGCAATCAGCCCACGACCTTACGGTAGACGAATACTTTCAAAAGAACAGCGACCTTGACAACTATTCCAACTATACTGATTTAAATAACAAGTATATGGATATTCAAAATAGTAGAAATACTTATGGCAAAAAAGATTTTACCCTAACAGGAAACTTTATTCAAAACATAGATACTGCAAACAGCCTAATGACTTGGATGGTAAATAAAGTAATGCGTCCTAAAAAATCTGTTGGTGTTACAATCTTTGCCAATCCAATGATTCAACTAGGAGACATTGTAACAATTGATTACAACATAGACAATGTTCTTCAAAATTCAACTGCACGATTTGTAGTGTATCATATTACATATAGTAGAAGCGGTAACGGTCCAGAAATGAAATTATATTTAAGCGAGGTTGTGTAATGGGTAAAGGTGCAAAGCCAGTAGTTACAGAATATACTGGATACAATAGAAATGGTAAACAAATTGAGCAAATAAAAATTGCAACATCAAATTTGTTTATTGATACAGGAACTGTTCCAGTAGACTATATGACAGGTGCAGTGTTTGACGGCATTGGCGGTAATGAGTTTATTAACGGCGGTAGTTCGGGAATTATTCTACAAGAAGGCAATAGCCTAATATCAAATGCTAACGAGATACTATACTACACTAACACGAAGACCAACGAAAAACAGGCAGATAGTACAGACGCAATTTTTAGTCAATTTGAAATATCTCTAAAAAGTTATTTGCCTAGCACCATAAGTTCTGCCCCAGAATTTCTTGGGTATTATTTTGGAAACCCAGCGGACCCAGAGTTAACAAAAACATTCTTAGAAAAAAACGTCTACTTTGACGATACTTATGAAAACATACACATTGAACTAAACAACCTCCCTATTGACGAAGAGGTTGAGGTAGAGTTTATCACATCATCAACCGACGAGAGTGGTATAATATAGCATATGATTACCAATAACGGCGTAGAAATTATTTCTAAATATTTAGTTGGACAGGCATCATCCTATGCTTCGTACATTGCTGTAGGCTCTGGGGCTAGACCAACATCGAATAACCAAGGAATAGTTGTTGCAACATCTGGCGGAATTGTCGGAGCAGTATCTGGCTCTGGACCATATACTGCAACACTAACTCTTAGTGCTGGCTACTGGGCATACCTAGAGATTGGCGATACAATTACTGCAACCCAAACAGGTGCTGGAACTTTAGGTTCGGGTACTGTTACTGTAACTGGTATTAACAGTGCCCAGCAGATTACAATTTCTAGCACCGCATCCATGACTGCTGGCTCAGGGTTAGTTAACATAAAGGCATACTCAAGTCTTACGTCACAATCACTATCCACAAAAACAAGCCTTGGTTTTGAAACAGCAAGATTTCCAATTACATCACGCTCTTATGTTGTAGAAAAACAAACAGTAAGTCCAAGCAGTTTGTCAATTTCTGGTAACTTTGAAATTACTGTAACTATTTCTTCTGGACACCAATTTGGTGTTGGCGATGATGTTTCCATTACTGACGTATCAATTCCTTTTTCTGGTACAAATGCTAACGTAGAGGTAAATGGTTTATATACAATAACTTCAATTAGTTCTACATCTTTTGTTGCAAAAGTTTATGATGAAAGTGTGGCTCCTTCCTGGGGGTCAAGTCTTTTTTCTTATGCATATACTGGGTATTCTTATAATAGTAATTTATTTAATGCAACGGTATTTACCAAACAAGTATCCTTAACAGCAGAAATGTCCGACACATCAAAGTACGATATTTCAGAGTTAGGACTATACTCACTAGGCTCTAATCAATTCAGTGGCTCTGGAAGCAGCAGAATGCTTTTGTCTTTTGAAGATACAGAGGGTTGGCAATACTACAATAATTCTTCAACATCTTTTAGCGATGTGACTGCTTCTGCAGCAATTTCTGCTTTGCCTATTGGAACTGCTCCTAAATTTTGCAGTACAAGTGACGCATACTGGCTTACCTCTGCTGTAAACCTAAGACAAGAAAAACCAAGAATTTTAAATAATGGCTTAATTGTTCCAGGTGCATTATCAAACTACACTTCTGGAACAACTTTTGTATCGACATCAGACTACTTGCTTTTGCAAGACCCAGGAATAAATCTTTCAAAATCCTCACCATCTGACGAAATTCGTTTGGCTTATTCAGTTATAAATGCTGTAACCACGCCATCTGCATCGCCAAATGCATTATATATAATGCTTGAGTTTGCTTGTTCGGACGGTATTAATAATGCACAACTAATGTTTTCTGACTCTGGTACAACAGTTATTTATCCAAATAGGTATAACGTTCTTACTAAGAATGTTTCTAATTTTACTCTAACATCTGGATTTGACTGGTCAAAAGTAACTTCATTAAAAATATATTGTGCTATCGAAGCGTCTGGCACACCAACAGACGACTATGCAATTGTCTTGGATGGTCTAAGATTTGAAAATGTAGGTACGGAAAATCCACTTTATGCTCTTACAGCCTACACAATTGTAAACAATGAAACAGCAACAAACATAGCCAAGCAGTCAAACTCTAATGACTTAATTAACTTTAGACTGGATTTTTCGGTAGGTTCTTAAAGTGGCAAATAAAATTATAAAAATTGCAGTTAAAGACATTGATGGGCTTCAGTCTAGCGGAGAATATAGATTAAGATATAGAATAAGGTCTAAAGATGGCACAAGAAAATCGTAATGGTCCGACATTGCAAACTTGTCATATCCACTAAATGACAATGGTCAAGTATCTTCATTTTATGAATTATATGTTCCGCCTTATGGACGACCAATTCTTGACGATGGTGCTAACGCTGACCCACACCCATCTAATGGATACACCATTGCAACTTTTACAGCAGCACTAGATGTAACAACATACATTAAATCATCAATAACTCCCCTGACCGACGACTCTGGTATTTATACATATAGTTGGAATTCAATTGACGATTACCCAGTTACTCAAAAGTTTGATGTGTATTTATCTTGGAAATCAACAACGACTTGGTCAAGTTGGATTTTTGCTGGAACAACTACAGCAAACAATTTTTCATTTAAAAAACCAGATAGTTCATATCAGTTTGTTCAAGCAGCAGTATTTTTATCATCATACCCTAAATTGACAAACATTTATGGACATTTGGCAGAGACTACAGTTGTTTCAATTAGTCCCACGCTTTCTACATATTCTTCTTCAACTACAGGAACAATCGGCTCAATAACTGGGTCTGGACCATACCGAGCAACAATTACTGGTTTGACCAATCTACCAGCATCAAGCGTTATTAGTGGTAGAAGAGTTTTTGCAACTACTCTAGGAACTGGAAGTTTTGGCTCAGGTGCTGTAACCGTGGTCTCGACATCTGGCGGAACAGACATGGTTGTAACTTCTCCTAACACTTTTACTGCTGGAACAGTAACAAACGTAAGACTATAGTTTGTGGTATAATTAACTCATGGCAAAAGTACCCTCATTACCAAGCAATGGTCAACCAATCGATACCCAGTATCTCTATGACATTGTTAATTCGCTAATTAGCATTAACTCAGAACTGGCATCCTATGGAAACTCAACTATCAAGGATAGAGGTAACACAGTTGCTAAAACAAAAACTAGTTCAATAAGTTTTGACGCACAAACAGTGACTGCTGTAAATGCTAGTGATGTAAAAGCAGGAGAGTCCAAGACAGGTTCAGTAGCCTTTGCAACATTTTTCAATAAGGTTCCAGTAGTTACAGCAACTCTTGTTTCCAAAAGTACTACAACGGTTAAGGCTACTGTAACTATTACAGCAGTTGACACAACATCTCTTTATTACAAAATTGATTTTGACTCTAACGGAAAGACAACACTAGACTTAAACATTATTGCTATTGGAGCATAATGGCTGCCCAAACAATGGAAGAGTACAACTCTTCTCCAATTATTCCAGGAAATAAAAAAGTTTGGTTTCTAAACGGATACTTAGTAAGAACACATCACCTAAATAAGTCTAATGGTATTATGTCTGTTTATAATATTATTAAAGACCAGATTGAAAGTTGTCTTATTAGTGATTTTAAAAAGAATAGGGAACGTGCCTATACTGTTGGTCAGACAGCAGCCCTAGTAAATAGACACAAGAAATACATGCCAGAACTAGTAAAGAAAGGCGTTATCCCAGAACCAATGGGGGCACAGCCTGGAGGAGCCAGGGCATGGCAAGTAAGAAGTTATTATTCAGAGTCGCAAGTTCGTGAACTTCGTGATATACTAGCATCATACCACCACGGTAGACCTCGTAATGATGGTCTAATCACCAATGATGTAACTCCTTCAAAACAGGAGTTGACAAGACGCATGGGAGATGGTATACTTACATATACAAGGACAGAAGACGGACGTTACATCCCTATTTGGTCCGAATCAATTTAATCCATTAGGAGAGACATGGAAAACGACAGCACTAAAGTAACAGTGGGTTTGGGCTATACCCTTAATCTTGGCAACTTCCAATCACTACGCATTGATATCTCTATCGCAGATAACAAGCGTGAGGGAGAGACAGCCAGCGAAGCCTTTGAGCGTGTATACAAGTTTGTAGAAGAAAGACTTGCTGAGAAAGTTCGTGAGTCTGTAGAAGAGACTGAGAGCAAGTAATGGCTGAACGCAAAGACCGCATGGCTTTGCTCAGTCGCTACAGTAAGTTACACACTGTAAGGTATGAAGAAAAGCCTTTACTAAATTTGAATGTAGAGCAGTGGGCATCAGATGCTCTTATTGAATCCTACGGTATTCCAGAATGCTATGACCTGCTGGAGTACTACTTTGAAACAGCACAATCACCAACATGGAAATACTTTGCCAACTACGCTGACAAGATTATTGAGGCTAGAAAGCAATTCCACCAAGACATTAAGGAGAGAGCCGAACGCCGTCAGAAGGCTAAGGAGTGGTTAAATGACTAATACAGAATCTAAACTAATATCTGCAGTATTGGCAGACAAGCAGGTACACGTCCTGCTACAAGCAAACGTGGAAAACATTCTTCGTACACACACGGATATTTGGACGTTCATTCGTAACTATTCCGAAACTAATGGAACTGTCCCACCTGTCTCTCTAGTGGTAGACAAGTTCCGTGACTTCTCTCCAGAAGAGGGCGTGGGTGCTACGAAGTACCATTTGGAAGAACTACAGGCTGAGTTCCTGAACGACAGTCTCAAGGACGTGTTGCGTTCTACTGCTGCAGAAGTACAGGCAGGTCAGGGAACCAAGGCACTAGAAGACCTTATCCAAAAGACTTCAGAACTAAAGAAGAACACAGCAGTTATTAAGGACATTGATGCTACTGATATTGATTCTGCTGTTGCTTACTTTGAAAACCTTGCTCGTCAGAATGAACTAGGCTCAATCGGTATCAAGACTGGTCTGCCAGGCTTTGACAACTACCTACCTGCTGGTATTACTCCAGGTCAGTTGGGTGTGTTCCTAGCCTACCCAGGTATTGGTAAGTCTTGGTTTGCTCTTTACATGGCGGTACAGGCATGGAAGGCTGGTAAGTCGCCACTAATCATCTCACTTGAAATGTCAGAGACAGAGGTTCGTAACCGTGTATTTGCAATCATGGGCGAGGGTCTGTGGTCGCACCGCAAGTTGAGCAACGGTCAGGTAGAGATTGAAGACCTGAAGCGTTGGCACAAGAAGGAACTTGCTGGCAAGCCAGAGTTCCACATCATCTCTAACGATTCTGGTGGGGAAGTTACACCATCAGTTATTCGTGGTAAAATGGACCAATACAAGCCAGACCTGGTTATCGTTGACTACCTACAGTTGATGTCACCTAACCAGAAGTCTGACAACGAGACTGTTCGTATGAAGAACCTTTCTCGTGAACTAAAGTTGATGGCTATCTCGGAATCAATTCCAATCATTGCTATTTCATCTGCTACGCCAGACGATGTAAATAAACTAGACACTGTGCCTACACTAGGTCAAACTGCTTGGTCACGCCAGATTGCCTACGACGCTGACTGGGTTCTAGCACTTGGTCGTGCAACCAACTCAGATATCCTTGAGTGTGTCTTCCGTAAGAACCGTAACGGATTTATGGGCGAGTTCTTGGTGCAGGTAGACTTTGACAAGGGCTGGTACAAGTACAAGGATTTCGAAGAAAACTAGTTATAATAGTATGTGGAACATTTACATCACAAGTCTATTAAAACTTTTACTGCTGAAGGCATCATTAAAGATGATGCTGCCATCGGTAGAATTAGGCTTGAGATAGAAAGACTACAAACACTACAAATGCGTGAGTTGGGGTATGTGCCAAGACTTGACATAGACCCACAGTTTACGATACAATATAACAGTACAAAAGAATACTTTGAATTTACACTAACGCTATACGCAACATATTTAGGAAAGAGAAAATCAGAATGCATAATGGGAATAGACGGAACGCTACTAGTTCCTACTCACAAGAGCAAATTAAAAGAGTTATCAATGGGTCTGGAATCAACATCGAATCAGAAGTAGATTCTGACTACATCATCTTCTGCCCATTCCACAACAACTATCGTTCACCTGCTGGTGAAGTAGATAAGCGTAGTGGCTTCTTCTTCTGCTTCTCATGCCAGCACGTTTCAGACCTTCCATCACTAATTATGAAAACATCTGGTCGTACCTACTTCGAAGCGGTACGCTACATCAAGTCCAAGGAAACAGAGACTGACCTATCTTATCAAATTAATCAGTCATTAGTAAACAAGCCAGACTATATTCCATACGACGAATTGCTAATCAAGCGACTAAATGCTCAGGCACTAGAATCACCAAGAGCCATGAGATACTACTCAGGAAGGCTCATAAACGAGGCTTCAGTCAACAAATTTAATTTGGGGTACTCAGAGAAGCAAGACATGGTTACAATCCCTGTACACTCGCCTGACGGCGTTTCTGTGGGGTTTGTGGGACGGTCTGTCGAAGGTAAAGACTTTAAAAATACTCCAGGACTGCCAAAGAGCAAAGTCCTATTCAATCTACACAGAGTAAAGACTGCTGGTAAAGTCTATGTAGTTGAATCATCATTTGATGCTATCCGTTTAGACCAGTGTGGCTTCCCTGCGGTAGCAACCTTGGGTGCAAACGTGTCCAGAATACAAACAGACTTGCTTCAGAAGTACTTCAATAACGTTATTGTTATTGCTGATAATGATGAGGCTGGCGGTAACATGAAAGACAAAATCATAGAGCGACTAGGCTCTCGTGTTACTGTAATTAAAATAGATAAGCAATACAAGGACATTGGCGACATGTCTGACGATGCAATAAAAAATATTGACGAATCGTTTGACAAAACCATATCCAGTATGCTAAACTAGTAATCCGCTAAACAAACATAAGGAGAAAATACTATGAGCGTAATTAAAGGGCTAAAAGATATCGGTGCACTAATGGATAAGCCAAAATATGAAAACACAGGTCAGAAAGTTCGTTGGGTCAAGTTGGCTGACGGACAGTCTGCAAAGATTCGCTTCGTTGAAGAACTAGACAGCGACTCAGCAAACTTCAGCGAGGACCGTGGACTTTCCGTGGTTATCGCAGAACACACCAACCCAAAGGACTACAAGCGTAAGGCAGCATGTACCATCGATTCAGAAGGTCGTTGCTACGGTTGTGAGATGGCTCGTAAGGAGCCAAAGGGTGGTTGGCGTTCACGTCTTCGTTGGTACGGTAACGTAATCATCGACGATGGAACCGAGACACCATATGTGGCTGTATGGTCACAGGGTATCTCAAAGCAGTCAGCATTCGGCAACTTGCGTGAATACGCAATCGAAACTGGCTCAATCTCAAACCTTGAGTGGAAGATTAAGCGTAATGGTCAGGGAACTGAAACCAA